AGACAAGAGGCACACAGGCTATTCTTGACAAACTTTGCCAGCTCGAATTGGATGGTGTTAAAGCTCAGGTCGAGGCTAAGAACGACAGAATTTCAGAGCTTCAGAGCCAGCTTAATATGGCCTCACTTCGTGAGTCACAGACAGCTCAGAATGCGTTTATCTCACAGGGATTTGCAAACGAAGTTGACCAGCTCTATAACAGGCTCAATAATTGCCCTGTTCCTACAACTCCTGTTTATGGCCGCACACCTATTTTCACCTGCAATCAGAATCAGTGTGGTTGCGGATGCGGTGTAGGCTGATGGAGGTGTGACTATGGCGGAGTATGTTGAAAACAGTGTTCAGAGAGTACAACCCAATCAAAATGTACTGTTAGAATCATCTATACCATGTAATAAGGGCTATGTATATCATCGAAATGGCTCAGGTATTCTTACTCTTAGAGGCATAGTTAACAATCCAAGTTGTTGTTTTGCGAGATATCAGGTGACCTTTAATGGGAATATAGCGGTTCCGTCAGATGGGACCGCTGGTCCAATAGCGATTGCATTGGCTATTAATGGCGAGCCCATTCAGACCAGCCGGGCAATCGTAACACCTGCTGATGTAGCGGCAGACCCACCAACAACCGAGAATTTCTTTAATGTAACATCGACAGCTATTATCAATGTTCCGAGAGGATGTTGCTTAACAGTATCGGTTGAGAATGATTCGGAGGGAGCTACAGCGGCAGACCCGGCACCAGCGATATTAGTACAGAACGCAAACTTAGTTGTCGACAGGATTGCATAAGGAGGGCGAGAGAATGCATGAAATACATGAACTGAAAAACCGCCTTTGTGATGAACTTGATGAGTATGGGAGCAAGGGCAAGCTCGATGTGGGCGACCTTGATGTAGTTGATAAACTTGCGCATACCATAAAGAACCTCGATAAGATAATCGAGAGCTATGATGAGCAGTACTCCGAGGATGGTATGATGTATGATGGCGCTTATGACGGACGCTCTTATGATAGAGGACGCTCATACGCAAGAGGACGTGGGTCCAATGCAAAGAGGGATTCCATGGGTCGCTATTCCTCAAGAGGCTATACAAGAGGATATGCCATGGACAACGCATCAATGGTAATGGAACTTCGTGAGCTTATGAAAGATGCTCCGGATGAGAGAACCAAACAGGAGTTCCAGCGCTTCATTCAGAAGGTAGAACAGATGTGATTAGCGAAAGAGACTTGCAGGATGCCATAGCAGAGTGCCAGGGTGAGAGGCACCCAAATGCCAACACCTGCATTAAGCTTGCGGCATACTTTACAATCTATGACCATTTATATCCAAAGAAAGCGGAACTGACAGAGGAGATCCCTCAGACGATATTCCAGACTGTAGACGAGGACACCATAGGTGATTATGGGGACACTGACTTCTACAGGGCGATAAAAGGAAGGAAAGCCGCAGATATTTGGCCTGTGATGAATGAACTCATGGAGACAATTCAAGTCATAAACCCACGTTTATATGACGGGGTGATGAGGCAGTTACTTTAAGAGGGTGGCATTTTGCCACTCTCTTTTCATGACATACTTTTTCAATATGTCATGACATAACTTGTGACATACTTTGATGAACCCCAAAACACAAATGTAGTATTTATGCGCACTCTCTGTGCGTGGTTCCGTACACTGAAAAAGGCATAAAAACAGCAAAAAACCGCTCAACTATGCGAGTTAAGCGGCTTTTTCTTTAACAGGGGAAGCAGGATTCGAACCCGTTTCCCTTTGGCGCTCCGATTAGTGTACATGCGACTTTGCGAAAACCCATGACATATCTCATGACATACATTTCTTGATAATATCCTCAAAGTAATCATTCATTTGCTTGGAATATCCGTCTGCAATCGAGGATATATTGCCTTGATAAACCGACTTCATGACGTTGCTGCCATGCCGCCAGCCTCCAAAGTCTGCCATGTAGATGTCCGGGATATTGAGAGCGGCTCCGATTGATGCATAGTAATGCCTCAGATCATGAAACCGCACGTCTATTCCTACTCGCTGACGGAGCTTTATGAACATCTTAGAGATTGTGTTGGGGTTATATTTGATGATGTATTCATCAGGTTTCCCGGTTCCTAACATATCTACTACAGTCTGCGGAATCTTTGCATATCTTACTGATGCTTGATTCTTGGGGATTTCTTTATAAATCCATTTTTTATTTTCATCCATTACCATGTCAGAGTGAATAAAAAGGGTGTTCCCTTTTAAGTCACCATATTTTAAAGACGCTATCTCGCCTCTCCGCAGGCTCCCAAAAGCGGAAAGGGCAATGCAATTCTTCATCCAATTGGATGCAAGGCCAATAAGTTCCATTATCTGCTCATTAGAGGGCGCTGCTGCCGTTTTTTTAATAACGGTGGGTAAACTTACCTTAAATGTAATATCGGGGGCATAAAAGCCCACAGACGCAGTAAAAAGGGCATATATGTTTTTGACAGTCTTAGCGCTGTGCTTTGCGGTAAGATCCGAGATAAAGAGTTGGGCATCTTCCGAAGTCAGCTTTTTTATTTTGGCGCTCCCGAACCTGTCAAAGTATTTCTCTGCCATGTTCCTGTATGTCCTTATGGTACTGGGCGAGAGCACGTTTGTTTTTGCGGTGATATATCCATCAACAGCTTCTTTTACTGTCAAATCACAGGTTGCTTTGCGCTTCTTTGTGTTCTCAAAAGATGCCGCCATCATGTTTGCCTGCTCTTTTGTGCTGGCAATGAATGATTCATAATGTCTTTTTCCATCGGGGGTGGTGTGGGAGTATACCCTTGCCCTCCATGATCCTGATGGGAGTTTCTTAGCTTTTTCCATCCTTTATCCTTTCATAGTATTTCAAAATACGCTCAACTGCGGTTTTGTCATAGACATCTGCATGTCTATAATTCTCTATAAGTATCTTTTCTTTTTCTGACAATGTAATCACATAATCTGTTGCTGAATCCCAAAAATCACTTTTAGAGCATTCAAATACTTTGCATAATGCATCAATCGTTTCCATGTTTGGCTCTGTTCTGTTGCTTTCCCAAGATGAGACGGTCTTATCAGATACGTGCAGGATTGCAGCCAGATCCTTCTGCCTAAGTGATTTCTGCAGACGCATTTCCCTTATGGCCTGACCAATCTTCATTACAATCACCTCCTGAAACCATGATATATCATCAGACCAATTAAATCTACAAAACATAGAAAAATATATTGACAGTCTACATAATATAGACTATCCTATATTTAATCTACAAAATGTAGAATCAAAGGAAAGGAGGTAGTGTGATGGCTCTTACACCAAGAGAATGGCGCAGAGTACGGGAAATCTCGCAGGAGGCCATGGCTGATAAGCTAAATATCCATGTTAATACATATCAGAACTGGGAGAAGGAACCAGGCAGGATACCATATAGCAAGGCTGTAGAGATTGCAAGAATCTTAAATGTATCTATAGACGATATTGCATTCATAGGCCGAGAGGTTGAGACATGAAGTGGCTTTTGAAGCAGTACATGGCACAACAGCATATTGACTCTATCAAAGAACTATCTGATAGGACAGGGATTGCAAGGCGGACATTATATGACCGCATCGAAGACCCACAAACATTAAGACTTTACGAGCTGACAAGACTTGATCACATCCTGCACTTTTCGGATGAGGATCTTGCCAAGCTCACAAGGGGGAAGATATGAAAACAAAAGTATTTGAGATTATTGGTGGCAGCTTGTTTGTATTAAGCATAATACTTGCACCGCTTCCAAAGTATGAGCCGGAAGTAACAACAGCCAAATGGGAACCGATACCTGCGGAGGCACCTTTAGAAGTAAAAGCGGAAACTGCTGAGATACCTGCTAAAGAGTCACCGATAATAGCCACCGGAGCAAGGCATGAAGTAAGGGAGTTTTCTTACGAAGAGGCCCAGATGCTGATGAGGATTGCAGAGGCAGAGGCTGGTAACCAGGGAGTAGAAGGAATGGGCCTTGTGATGGCGGTGGTCTTAAACCGAGTCAAAGACAAGGACTTTCCCGGAACGATCAAGGATGTAATATTCCAGCCTCGGCACTTCTCATCGGTGAGCACAGGCAGTTATTACAAAGTAAAGATATCACCCGAAGCACATGAGGCTTTGGCGGATATAGAGATGGGGATCCCTTATGACACTTCAATAGTTGGATTTGAGGCAGTATACAACGGAAGGTCATTGGAAAAGTGGTTCCGATATGCCTATACAATAGGTGGTCACGATTTTTATGTAAAGAAAGGAGAATGAAGATGCAGGAACTGATTGATTTAGTAAGGGAGCATACCAGGATGAAGCTGGCGCTGGAAATGCTAAAGGATCACATTGACAAAGATCCTCGCTTTTTTATGGCAAGCGAAGATGTCACAAAGCAAGCGATGGACATTGCAGGTTTTCCCTTAAAAGAAAAAGACCCAACCGCCGCCAAGCAATAAGGTCTTTATCTTAAGAAAGAAGCGAAAAAAACTTTTTTCAACGTGATTATATCACAGAAACGAGAGGCGAACAATGAAGTTTAGAAAGCTATATGCAAGTGAGATAGAGGCCCGGGTCAATACCATTACAGAGAATGGCTGTGGCCTGCTGCTCTACAAGGATGCAAGAGTAGACCAAAATCTGCTGGATGAAACAGTCGGCCCGGAGAATTGGCAGAGGAGCCACCAGCTTATAGGGGCCAACCTATACTGCACAGTTTCCATCTATGACCATGTGAAAGGGTGCTGGATATCAAAGCAGGATGTGGGAACAGAGAGCAACACGGAAAAGGAAAAGGGCCAAGCGTCCGACAGCTTTAAAAGGGCCTGCTTTAATTGGGGCATCGGCAGGGAGCTCTACACAGCGCCACGGATATGGATAACGAAAGGCGATGTGAACATTGAGGAGGGCCGGAATGGAAAATGCACGACATACGACACCTTCACAGTAAAGGATATCGGATACGATGAGCGCGGCGAAATCTGTAAGCTGGCGATATGGAACAACAAAAAGAAAAAATATGTATTCCGCATGGGTGCAGAGGATGCCGGGGAAAGCAAAATCACAGCAAAAGAGGTGGAAACACTAAAGGCGCTTTGTGAGAGAAAAGGCTGCACACTTGCGCAGGTATTTCCGCAGGGAGCCGAGACCCTTACGAGCGAACAGTATGCCGAGGCTGTAAAAAGGCTCGGACAGCTAAAGGATAAAGCATGAAGATAACCAAGACCACAAGCGAAATGATTATGTTTCTCGCCACACAGCCACATGATATCAAGTGGGACTTGACAGAGCATAAAGAAAAGCGGAGCCGCTCACAAAATTCATACTATTGGGAGCTGGCAGGGAAGGTATCACAGAAATCGGCCCGGTTCGGAGTGAACGTGAACATGATACATAACCGAAATTTGCGCGAATTGGGCCTAATAGAGCACGTAAATGATAAACCTGTATGTGTTTATATTCCCGATACAGATGAGGCCGAAAAAACGGCGTTAAACGCCGAATCGTACCATATCAAACCGACAAGCCAAACGAGGCTTGGAAAGGATGGGCAGGTATTCCGGTGTTATGTGATGCTGAGAGGCTCCCACACATTCAACACGGCAGAGATGAGCGCATTAGTGGATTTGATGGTGCAGGAGGCCAAGGCTGTGGGGGTGGAGACAATGACACCGCAGGAGCTGGAACACATACGGCAGTTAGAGATGGAAGCAGAAAGGAGAAAACAGAAATGAGTTTATGGGATATTGATGCAAGGATAGAGGCACTGATTGACCCCGAAACAGGCGAGATTGCAGATTATGAGGCACTGGAAGCGCTGGAAATGGAGAGAGACGCCAAGATATCAAACACGGCCTGCTTTATCAAGCAGCTCCGGGCAGAGGCCGAGGCTATAAAGACCGAGAAGTTGGAGCTTGGCAAGAGACAGAGCGCCAAGGAGAACTATGCAGACCGCTTGGAGGAGTACCTTGCAAAGTACCTAAACGGAATGAAATTTGAGGATTCCCGGTGCCGTATATCATACCGCAAGAGCGAGCAGGTGGAGGTTGACGAGACAAAGATAGATGAGCTTCCAGCAAGGTTTGTGAAGATAGAAAAGAAGATAAGCAAGCAGGCCATCAAGGACGCACTCAAGGGCGGACAGAGCATCGAGGGATGCAGGCTTGTGGAGCATCAGAACATGCAGATAAAGTGAGGTGTTTATGAGATACATAACATGCGATGAGTGCAGACTAAAGGACAAGCTGAACAAGGTGGATGGCACACCATATTGCGAGGGGTGCACAAATTGGGGAGGCTGGAAGCCTAAAAAGCCGGAGGAGCAGAATGGAAAGCATTATTCACAGCGAAAGTAAGCAGGATTTGTGTTTTCTTTGTGGGCAGTACGCAAACGAGTGGCACCATTGTATTCACGGAGTAGCCAACAGGAAATTGGCGGACAAGGACGGGCTGACAGTAAGGCTTTGCCATACCTGCCACATGAATCTGCATGATCATGGATCCTTTGACAGGGAGCTCCAGAGAATAGCGCAGGCCCGGTGGATGGAATACTACGGCAAGTCGGAAGATGATTTCCGGCTCCGATACGGCAAGAGCTATTTAATATAGCCTTTTGGTTCCGAAATGGAATTTATCACAGTGAAAGCCATTTACAAAGGCCCTCTGATTTCAGCAGGGGGCCGGAAAGGGGGATCATGATTAACAGCAGACAAAAAGGAGCCAGGGGCGAGAGGGAGATTGCATCCAAGCTCCGTGAGTATGGGTATGATTGCCGCAGAGGGCAGCAGTATTCCGGGATAAATGGTGATGCTGATGTTGTGGGCCTTAAGGGTATCCACATGGAAGTAAAAAGAGTGGAGCGGCTTAACCTAGAGGATGCCATAAGCCAATCAATAAGGGACACCAAAGATGGCGAACTGCCGGCGGTGTTCCATAGAAAGAATCATTGCGAGTGGCTGGTAACAATGAGGCTGGAGGATTGGATAGAACTATACCGGGAGTGGGAGGCAGGAAGTGAGAAATAGTTTTGTTTTGTATACGGATTATAAACAGCATATCGACCTGTTAACCACAGAGGAAAAGGCACAGCTACTTGATGCGATATTTGGATATGCTGAGGGGAATGAAATCGAATTAGATGGTGCTACAAAAATGGCTTTTAGCTTTATCAAAGCTCAGATGGATAGAGACAACGACAAATACCAAGAGACCTGTGACAAGCGCAGAGCCGCAGGAGCCAAAGGTGGAGCACCTGCTGGTAATACAAATGCAAAGAAACAAGCAAAACAAGCAAATGGTTGTTTAAACAAGCAAAACAACCAAAAACAAGCAAAACAACCTGATACTGATAATGATAATGATACTGATACTGATAATGATACTGATATTGTAAAAGAAAAAGAGAGTAAAAAGAAAAGTGCGGACAAGCCGCACCGCTCTTTTGTACCTCCGACTGTAGAACAGGTCAGAGAATATTGCCAAGAACGAAAGAGAGGAGTGGATCCTCAGGCTTTCGTGGATTTCTATGCCTCTAAGGGCTGGTTTGTAGGCAAAAACAAGATGAAAGATTGGAAGGCGGCTGTTCGAACGTGGGAGCAGCGGAGTCGGGGGCAGCCTAAGAGCAAAATCGAGATAGACAGCAATTTTAGAAACTTCTTAGAGCAGAATCAGGTCATTGATTGGGAAACAGGAGGATAACCATGGATGTATGCCCAAAGTGCAAAGGCGGTGGATGGATAGTGGTAAGGAAGTCTACACCACGCTCAAGGGAGGTTTATGGTGATGACAGGGAGTTAGAGTATGCGGAGCAATGCCCGTACTGCAATGGTGGCGAGCAGAAAAAGGTCGAGGAGATCAGAGAGAGGGCCAATATCCCCACCACGTATTATGATGCCTCGATTCAGAGCTTTAAGTGGGATGCGTACCTTGACGTTGATGGCAAGATCATAGACCTTACCCGGCAGAAGAAGTTTGTTGATTCATTCCTGCAAAACTTTGAGAAATGGCAGGAGCGAGGCATCGGGTTCTATATCCACTCAAAGACAAGAGGATCAGGCAAGACATTTTTGGCAAGCTGTATCTGTAACAGCCTGATGGTGAAATATAAAATCTCAACCAAATTTGTCAGTGCCAGCGACCTGATAAACATATCAAAGCAGGAGCCGAGACAGGGGGAGAAAAACCCAATTGACGTTATGTGTGAGTGCAAGGTATTAGTTCTTGATGATATCGGGCAAAAGACCTCTGGTGAAGATTGGATGAATGACCTGCTTTTCAAGATTATTGAGTCGAGGTATCAAAAAAAGCTAGTAACGCTATTCACATCAAACATGAAGGTTAGTGAACTGCGAGTAGATGATAGAGTATCTTCCCGGATTGACAAGATAAGCCAGCAGATTCCTTTGCCTGAGTACAGCTTTAGGAGCAAGGCAGCTTATGACGAGAAGAAAGATTTTTACAAGGAAATGGGGCTGATGTGAGGAGGAAACATGGTCGAGATTGATGATAGGCGCTGCGTTGAGTGTGCAAGCGCAAAATACAAAGAAACCTTTGGAGAGGGGCACAAGCTGTATATCTGCGGAAAGCATAAAACAGCTATCACAGACCTTACCCGGGTATCATCCATCATTGGGTGTAAGGGCAAGGATTTTCAGAGGAGGACGGAGGTATGAAAGTAAAAGACCTGATCAGCTTAAATGCTATGATAACCGACCTCGAGATAACCGTCCGGCAGGACGGAGGGCAGTTACTTGACCAGCTCAATATTGGATGCAGTGAGGGAGTGATACCTCCATATCCTACAAGGGTGCCAAAGGAGCCAAAGTACGCAGGAAATCCTAACAGGAGCGTTAATGATTTTTACAAAGATGCTGCTTACATCCCAAAGTCTATCAATGCATGGGATGATGGCAAGGACTACTACGAGATCAAGTTAAGCAGGATCCCTGCCAAGTGGTTAGATCTGGAAGTTTACAGTTGGGAAGTCTGGAACGCTTCAAAAGTCGGAACTACCAGTCCAAGGAGAGGCCGAGCAAATTTTTATGGGCAGCTAATGAAAATAGTGGCGCTCCCAAGTGGTGAAAAGCTTGAACTCAAAGAGGATCCTTTGAAGAGAGAAACATCAGAGGCGACTCAGATAGATGGACAAATGTCAATCTTTGATTATGAGGTGGAAAATGAAGTGCAACCATAATGATTGTTTTACCTGCCCTTACCCTGATTGCATCGTGGGAACGAACGATGCCGCATATAAGGATCCGGCAAAGCTGGAGGAAAAAAAGAAAAGGCGGCAGGAATATCAAAAGGAGTATTACAGAAAGCGGAAGATAAAGAAAGCAAAAGAAGTTTTAAAAAGTTATCAATAGCTGGCCAGCTTTGATAACCCACCCTGATAGACACAAAACCAAAATAAAAAGAAAAGGAGGTTACTCCCGACAATCTAAGTGTAAAACCACTATTGGGGTGGGTATATTTCCAGAGGAGAGTATGGAAGACCACGAATTGAAAGCGTATGAAATTATAACAATAATACTGATGCTAATCGCCTTCGGGCTGATTCTTGCAAGTTAATTCGAGTTTAACTCGAAAATAACTCGAAAATACTCAATAAAAATTTTGGCGAGTTAGGAGGTTCAGAATGAAAGATATTGATGAAATAAAAAAGGACCCACGATTGAGGAATATATTATCTGATTCAGAAGGATTTAAGGCTGATATCCACATTGGCGGCTGGGATGGCTCTTTCATCCTAAGTTATGGTGCAGGATGGGAACATGCTTCTGTGCGGCCTTATGTTAAAAGGATCATTCCATCCTGGTATGACATGTGCAAGATAAAGGACATGGTCTGGAACGATGATGAAGCGGTCATTCAGATACACCCACCTAAAGCTGATTATGTGAACCTTCTGGAGAACTGTCTTCATTTATGGCGGTGTACATACAAGGACATGATACTTCCGCCGAGGATCCTTGTGGGGATTGTCAGAGGACAGACTCCCATGGAGATCAGGCAGGAAATAAAAGAAGCTTATGAGATGGCAGGTGAAAAATATGAGTAGAACCTGTGGAGACTGCAAATGGCTCGGACTGAGGAATAAATATGGAAGATAATATTTTTGAAAGATTGACAGATGAAGAGAAAGATAGTCTATGGATGTATATGATATTCAATCGAGATAAAATCATAGAAAAAACAGAACAGTGGACTAAAGAAGCAGAAAAAGCCGGTATGACTTTAACAGAATATCTTGAGTCTATAAGTCCATTAAATGATAAGAAAAAACTATCATGGTTAGGTAAAAACTGCAAAGATTGTGGAAACGAAAAATGCAAGAAATTAGGTACATTACCTAAAGGATATGATTGTGCATTATGGCAACCAAAAAACGAGGAAACAAAATGAGCTTGCGAGTAACAGATAAAGAACTACAGAAACTCATTAAAGAACTTGGATATAAGGGATGCAAAAACTGTCAGCATCAAATATCACCATTAAGAATGTGTAAATGGGGCGAGCAAGGCGGTGATGGTCGAATACATTTTATTTGTCCTAAATGGGATAAGAGAGGCGAGAAAGTATGAATGAACCGAAATTTATTATAACTGAAAAGCAGATATTAAATGCCGTAAAGTATGCACTTGAACTGAATATACAGGAGTCAAAAATAGTGGATATTCTCATGCACGATGTTGAAGATGAAATCGAAACGGTTTTGTATGATGATTGCGAAGAGGCAGAAAGTGAGGAAGTAAATGAGTGAATATTTCATTGAGGTACTAAATAGAGCAATACTAATGATTCCTTCATTTTTATTCGGATTAAGTATTGGAATACAAATAAAAGGCAGGAAGTGAGGAGCAGGAATGAAAGAAACTGAATTAAAATTACATCCTTGCTACTGTGGGGGTGAAATGGAAATAAAAAAAGTAGCTCAAAATGGTGGTATGGATGGAACGTATTGGGACTGGGAATTAACTTGTAAAAAATGTGGCTTGACTATGATATATGCCGCGGATGGTTTCTATGGTAGAAAATATAAAACATTTGAAGAAGTTATAGATGATTGGAATCGGAACAAGAAAAAAGAGAAAATTATTAAGGCAGAAAGTGAGGGATAAGGAATGATACAGATAGATGATTATGATTTACCGATTCAAGTAGCGGAAAAGATTATTGGTGGTACTAAAGAAGTGCCTGCAAGTATGTTAGATAAAGCGGCATACAAAGCTTTTACAGGAAAAGAAATTGGAGAAACGGTGCATAGAGATATGTTTGAGCTAGAAGAGATTAAAGAGATAGCTGATTACTTAATGGTTTATTATCAAGCGCATATCAATGGGGATTAAGGCAGAAAGTGAGGAATAAGTAATGACGGACTATAAAGCCTTACTAACAGGCTATCCAATCTACATAGCCACTAAAGAAATTCAGAGAAGAAAGCACCATAAGAAACGCATAAATAAGAAGTGGCAAAAAAGATATGGAATGATTGAATTAAATAGTATGCCGCATGGAGAAGTGGTAATGATGGATAACGGAGTAATTTGGATGACCAAGAGGACATTTGAAAGCCTTAAAAAATCCATAGGCAGAAAGTGAGGAAAATGGGAATGACAATTAAAAAAGCCAAAGCAATAGTTAAGGGAATTACAGACAAGATAGATTGCAATACAGTTGATATAGATGATTGGGCTGAGTTTTGGGGCTTTATAAGAGAAGAATACGAAGAATTTTTAGATATGAGTATTAAAGCAATATCTATCATGCGTAAGTATCAGAAGATAAAGAGAATAATAAAGGCAGTAGATGATAGAAAGATAGGTTACTCTACTATGATGGATGCTTTACATAAGGTGGTAGAAGATGGGAATGACGATAACTGAGTATATGAAAGAAAAGTATGATAATCGAGAAGATAAAGACAACATATTTTGTGTTGGAATAACAGATGCAGAATTTAGAAAATTTGCAATAGATTATCTTCTTGGTGAAGATTGGTATGTTGTAGACCCATTAGGGCAGGCGCAAGTAAATGAAATGGCTTTAGCTGAAATACTAAGCAGATACTCAAAACGTTTTAAGAAAGAAATAAAACCATTAAGGAGTATTAGAAGATGGGAATGACTAAATTTGAAATTGATACATACAAATGGATTTTTCCGTTATCTGTAATTGTTAATTTAGTCGGCAATAATCACAGGATATATAACATCATTATAGGCTTTCTATGTTTTAGGTTAGTGTTGTGTATTGATGAAGATGCGAGGTATTAAAAGATGGGAATGACGATTGATGAAATCATCCAAGGTATAGAGGTAATCCAAGCACAAGCTGAATGGGATTATCCTCTTGATTGGCAGATTGTTCTTGATGGAGCAATAGATATCATATGCAAGTATCAGAAGATAGCGGACTTATACGATTATTGGCGAAGTAATAAATGTGAGTACACAATATCGTGCATGGAAAATATCGGAAAGGTTTTGAGAGGTGGAGATAATGGAAAATAATATGACAAAAGAACAAATCAAACAAACAATAGAAGGTTTTACGAGTTTTATGCGTGGCATTAGCAATAATCCTAACTTGAATGTGCCAAAAGAATTAGCAGACAAATACGATATATCCGAAGAATTTAGAGAAAAAATGGAAATGACAACTAATAATTTATGCGATTCCTGTACAAATATCGGGTGTGAATTTCAATCTGGCATTGTTAGGACGGAATGTGCTTTCTATATGCCACCACAGTTAGAACCAGATAACTGTGGAAATTATGTAGTAATGCAATCAACAGTAGAAGCAATCCCTAAAGACCAATACGAAGCCCGCCTCAAGGCTGATATGGTGGCTATGCTAGAGGAACTTGATTTGACGATTGACGAAATTCCAATAGTAACAAGGCACGGGGTGACGGGAACAGTAATGACAGCACAGGGAATGAGAAAGAAGATAAAAGAAAATATCCAACAGAAAATCAATGCCCTGAAAGGAGACTCTAATGATTAAATACGTCATAATCGGCCTGCTGGTGGGCAGTGTCCTTGGCTTTACAATGGCAGCTCTGATGAACGTGATAGACGAAGGAGACGATGAAAATGATGGCGATGCGAGGAGGCAGTAATGGACCCTTGGGAACTTTTCAGTGAGTTATGTAAAATTGTAGTGCAGGAGCAGAATGTATTCCTGGATGTATTAGTCACAGAGCAAGGGATTGAGATGATGCTTATGCCGACAGAAGATGAAGATGATTAGTGAAAAAAAGCATAACGTCTGATATAATTAAGGCAAAGAAAACACTTGAGCTATCACCCTGGGGGTGGTGGCTCTTTTTATTTGGAGGATTATGGAGACGATTAAGATAAAGGTCGGGGACATAAAGCCCTACGAGAGAAATGCAAAAAAGCATGATGAGCGTCAGATCAAGAACGTCATGGAATCCATAAAGCAATTTGGATTCGTACAGCCTGTAGTGGTAGACAAGGACAATGTACTTATTATTGGACATTGCAGACTTATCGCCGCCAAGAGGCTACAGATGCGAGAGATTGATGCTGTAGTAGCAAAAGACCTGTCACAAGAACAGGTGGATAAGCTAAGACTCCTCGACAACAAGTTGAACGAGTCAGATTGGGATATAGACCTTTTATTGGAGGATATACCTACACTCGACTTTGATGGCTTTGATATTGATTGGGGACTTCCCGAGATAGAAAACCCAGCGGAGGAAGTAGTAGAGGATGAGCCACCCGAACTGCCCGAGGAAGCAAAGGCTATATTAGGCGATATTTACGAATTAGGGGGGGTGCATAGGCTTATTTGTGGAGATTCTACGGATGTTACGGTTATTGATAGGCTTATGGATGGGGTAAAGGCTGATATGGTGTTTACTGACCCTCCATATGGCAATGGCACAAGCGGAAAATATGGAAGGGGTCAATTAGGTGTTAGGACTATTGCAGGAGATGAAGATTTATCTGTATTTAATAATTTTATTTCAATAATGAATACCGATAAAATAGTGTATTTCTTGCAATGGAGAACGCTTGTAGAAAGTTTGGAGACAATACGCAATAAGGGATTGAAAGTAAATACTGTTGGGGTATGGGATAAAAAGAATGCAGGACTAAATGGTGCGGGTGGTATCAGCGAACAATGGGAAGCTGTTATATTTGCAGGAAATATCAAATATAAAAAGTTTGGGGGTAATGTGTTTTCGATAGCAAGAGAGCAACACAAAAGGGAAGATAGCCCTCACCCACATCAAAAACCTATAAAATTGTTGGCAGAAATATTCGATTTTATTGATGAGTGCAAAATCGTTTTAGACCCATTCGGTGGTAGTGGTAGCACACTAATAGCCTGTGAACAGTTAAACAGAAAATGCTATATGTGTGAGCTTGACCCTCACTATATAGATGTAATAGTACAGCGATACATAAAATTTAAAGGCAGTGATGAGGACGTATTCCTGATCCGGGATGGACAGCGAATACCTTATAAGGATGTGATTTAAATGCCAAGAACAGGACGGCCCAAAAAGGAAATAGACAAGGCACAGTTTGAAAAGCTTTGTGGGATTCAATGCACTCTTGTTGAGATAGCAGGAATGTTTGATTGTTGCGAGGACACTATAGAAAGCTGGTGCAAGAAAACTTACAAGCAGACTTTTTCGGAGGTATATAAAACGTATTCAGCTCCGGGAAAGATAAGCTTAAGGAGAGCACAGTTTAAGTTGGCAGAAAGGTCTGCTGCTATGGCAATATGGCTCGGTAAGCAATACCTTGATCAGAAAGATATTGTTGAAGTGGCAGATCCTGACGCATTCAACAGGGCAAAAGAAATCCTTGGGGGTGTAGACAGTGTCATTGACTAAAAAGCAAACGGAATACTTGCTCAACTGCAACCACAGATGGAATGTCAAAACGGGTGCAACAGGATCCGGGAAGTCCTTTGTGGATATGGCTGCGACAATCCCTAAAAGGATCATGGCCTGTCGGGGCGAGGGTCTTATTGTGCTGATGGGAAACACAAGAGGAACCCTTGATAGAAATATCCTCGAGCCAATGCGGGCTATATATCCGAAGTGCATTGGTTCAATACGCTCTGACAATACAGTGATGATGTTCGGCAAGCGTGTTTATGCGCTGGGAGCAGATAACAAAAAGCACGTTTCAAGAATACAGGGTGCCACCTTTGAGTATGTATATGGCGATGAGGTCACCACATGGAGCGAAGATGTATTCCAAATGCTTAAGTCACGACTTAGGTGTGAACATTCACATTTTGATGGAACCTGCAATCCTGATAACCCAGGGCATTGGTTTAAGGAGTTCCTAGACAGTGACGCTGATATATACCAGCAGTCTTATGTGATAGATGATGGCAGGCTCCCTAAAGAGATTGTGGAGCAGCTAAAGAAAGAATATGCCGGGACTGTATATTATGACCGCTTTATTCTTGGCTTATGGACAGCGGCAACGGGTGTCATATATCCAATGTATAAAGATGCCATCGCAGAGCCACAGGTGCCCGGATATGAGCAGTTTGTGTTGTCGATTGACTATGGAACACAGAATGCTTTTTCCTGCGGTTTATGGGGCAAATATCAAAGCATTTGGTACAGGATAAAAGAGTATTACTACTCCGGCAGAAATACGGGTGTTCAAAAGACCGATGAAGAGTATGCTCAAGACCTTGATGAGTTTATAAAGGGCATTCCACTCGTGGAACGAATAAGAACAATCATTGACCCATCGGCGGCATCCTTTATTACCCTGCTAAAGAAGAGAGGAAAGTATCATGTGATACCTGCTAAGAATGATGTGGCAGACGGAATAAGGGAAACGGCAACAGCAATGAAGAAGGGCCTTATAAAGATATCCCCGGAGTGCACCAATTGGATAAAGGAAGTGCAAGGCTATGTTTGGGATGATACTGCTGCCGAAGACAAGCCTGTAAAAATAGATGATCATTGTTTGACAGGTGATACATTGGTAGAAACCAGCAATGGTGCAATACCAATAAAAGACCTAGTAGGACGTAAAGGGATGGCATGGAGCTATAATACAGAAACACAGCAAAAAGAGCTTAAGCCATTTCATGATGTGAGAATGACCAGAAGAAAAGCACAGGTTTATAAAATCACTTTGGAGGAAGGAAGAGAAATAAGATGCACAAGCGACCATCCCATACTAACTAAAAGAGGGTACATCCTAGCAAAATACTTGCGTGAAGATGATGAAATAGTGCAAATTTAATGGACGATATGCGGTATAATGTAATTATGGAGGTATAAACTATGATTGAATACTTTGATAATTACGAAACTGCGCAGGTGGATGGGTACAAATTTAGAAAAGACAAAAAGACAGGCTATTTTTTATCGTCCAAGAAAATAGGCGGAAGTAGAAAAAGATTGCATGTGTATATATGGGAGAAGGAACACGGAGCAGTGCCAAAAGGTTATCATGTGCATCATAAAGACGAAAATAAAAATGATAACGAGCTCGGTAATCTGGAACTGTTGAGCAGTAGCAAACATGCCAAATTGCATGGTAGTGAGCTTAGTGATGAAGAACGCCAGCGCCGAAGAGAAAGAGTTATAAATGTAGTCACACCAGCCGCTAAAAAATGGCATGGAACACAAGAAGGCTATGAATGGCATTCTAAACACGCAAAAGAGACAATGAGCAAGCGGAAACTTATAAGGTATATATGCACATATTGCGGCAATGAGTTTGAGAGCAAACACTTGTATGGTAAAAATGATAATAGATTTTGCTCTAACAATTGCAAATGTACATATAGGCGGAAACAGGGATTTGATAACATCGTTAAAATATGTGAGGGGTGCGGAAAAGAATATGTTGCAAATAAATATCAACAAACCAAATACTGTGAAGATTGCAAAAATCGAAAAGGATACCCAAGAGGACGTGTACAACATGGAGGTAGAGGATAACCACAATTTCGCTATCAATGGCGGCTTGATTGTACATAACTGCATGGATGATACAAGGTATTTCGTAAAAACCATGAAGATAGCAACACCGAGACAACCGTATATATCAATCATGTAAAGGAGGTGCGCATTTTGTATACATATCAGGATTTGATAGCTATACCCGAAGATGATGCCAAGCGCAGGATGGACTTTGTGAAGTCTGTAATTAATCAGCATAAGACAACTGAGGCTTATAAGATGGCGGTTATAGGCTGCGAGTATAATGCCAAGCGCAACACAGGGATTATGAACTATCAGAAGACACTGAGGCGGCTGGATGGAAGGGAGGTGCTGGACAGATGGTCACCGAACCACAAGACCACAAGGAACTTCTTTGCATACTTTACTACTCAGCAGAATCAGTATCTGCTAGGGAATGGTGTTACATGGAACGAGGGCAAGACCGCAGAGGTGCTTGGTGATGATTTCGACACCCAGCTTCAAAGGGCGGGCAAGATGGCGCTGGTACAGGGTGAGTCGTTTGGGTTTTTTAATTTGGATCACCTTGAGGTTTTTGGGCTGACAGAGTTTGCACCGCTTTACGATGAAGAGAACGGGGCACTGAGAGCCGGGGTGAGATTCTGGCAGGTGGATGCACAGAAACCGCTCAGAGCTACTTTCTATGAAGAGGACGGATATACCAACTATATTTGGAATGAAAGACCCGAAGAGGCCAAGGGTGAAGATAATGGCAAGATACTAACTGAGAAAACCGCCTATATCTTAAAGGTCAGGACAAGCGAAGTTGATGGGGACGAGATATATGATGGAGAGAATTATCCTGCGTTTCCAATAGTTCCACTGTGGGCAAATGAAGAAAAGCAAAGTGAGCTTGTAGGAATACAGGAGCAGATTGATGCTTACGACCTTATCAAGAACGGATTTCTGAACGACCTCGACACTGCTCAGATATATTGGATTCTAAAAGGTGCCGGAGGAATGGATGACACCGACCTTGTGAAGTTCCTCGACAGAATACACTCAACAAAGATGGCATCCCTTGATGATGATCAGGAAGCAGAGCCTGTTACAGTGCAGATACCCTATGATGCAAGGGAGAAGCTGTTGGATAGGATAGAGCGTGACCTATATAAGGATTACATGGCTTTGAATGTAGACGAGATCAAGGGTGGCGCTGTTACTGCAACACAGATTGAGGCGGCATACGAACCACTGAACTCTAAAGCTGATATGTATGAGTACCAGGTAATCAAGTTTATCAAAGGAATTTTAGAGGTTGCCGGGATAGAGGATGACCCGTCCTTCACAAGGTCAAGGCTCGTAAATGTAAACGAAAGCATCAGCTCCGTACTGCAGGCAGGTGAGTACCTTGATGAGCAGTATATGACAGAGAAAATCCTCAATATCTTAGGTGATGGCGATAAGGCCGAGGAAATACTCGGAAAGATGGAGTCGGATGAGCTTGAACGTGGAGGGGTAACTGTAGATGAAACCGAAAAAGGACAAGGGGCAGCAGGAAACCGAGAGGATACTCAGTGATGTTGAAAAAAGAATAAATAAGGAGTATAAGCAAGCCACCAAGGAGATAGAGGAAAAGCTGAACGACTACCTGCGCAGGTTCGAATTAAAAGACAAGAAGTGGCAGGAGTGGGTCGAAGATGGCACAAAAACCGAGGCTGAGTATAAACAGTGGCGATTGGGACAGATGGCAGTAGGCAAAAGGTGGTCAGACTTAAAGGAAGAGCTTGCACATGACCTTGTAGAAGTGAATAACAGCGCAAAAGAAAAGATCATGAGCGTATGTCCTGAGGTTTATGCTGATAATTTTAATTTTGAAACGTACCAAGTAGAGAAAGATGCCCGGATTGACACAGGATTTACTAAGTATTCCAAGGAATCGGTGGAGAAGCTGATGAAAGAAGACCCTGAGGTACTTCCTCCACCGGGCAAAAAGGTGTCAAAGGACATTGCAGAGGGTAAGGCTGTGCGCTGGAACAGACAAAAGCTCCAATCTGTAATGACGCAGGGGATATTACAAGGTGAATCCATCCCTCATCTAGCAACAAGACTTTCCAAGGCAGTCGGGGACAGTGACCGAAAGGCCGCAATCCGTAACGCAAGGACCATGGCAACAAGGGCACAGAACGCAGGAAGGGTTGATGCGCACAAAAGAGCCGAGGATATGGGTGTGGAGCTTGTAAACATGTGGCTTGCCACCTTTGATAACAGGACAAGAACCTCCCACAGAGAACTTGACCATAAAACCGCTCCTGTTGGTGAGGATTTTGAGAATGGGCTTGAATATCCGGGCGATCCTAAAGGTGACCCCGAGGAAATATACAACTGCAGGTGTTCTATTCGTGGTGTTGTAAAAGGATTGGAGCGAAAGGCTTATAAATACCGGGATGAATCTGTTGTGGGGATGTCTTATGAGGAGTGGTTAGAGGCCAAGCCTGAGCCGAGAGAGATAGAGCACCAAGAGAATGTTGGTGAGGCTATGCGTCAAAAGCACATCAGAGAGTATAGGAAAAAGTAGTTAGATTGCGAGGTATCACAGAAATGAAATAATATCCTTGAACGAATTGTTCAAAAAATAGGAGCGGAAGGAGGTGATAATAAAATGGATAGCAGAGTACATATTGATGATCATTCAAGCGAGTATATGAGCAAAGTTATGAAGGACTTATCGACAGCACTTGAGGCGATAGGTATTCATATTGAAGGCGAAGCGAAGGAGGAGCTGGAAAATACTCCTCGAAGAATTGACACGGGTAATTTGAGGAATAGTATTTCGCATGAGGTTATTGATAGTGAGAAGGTGGTGTGTGTGGGCACTAACGTCGATTATGCTATCTATGTTTAGGTGCATGAAGGGACAGTAAACATGGCTCCTAACCGATTCCTTAAAAATGCGGTGGATCGTAACCAGGATCAGATAAAAAAATACATTGAAGATGCACTGAGCTAACCGCTAAATCATGTGGTTAGCTCTTGTTTTTTCCAATATCTATTGTTATTATAGAAGTAGGAAATCGTCTCATTCGGTTTCTCCCTCATGATAAAAGACAAGTAAATAATTCCATGGACAGAGGCCAGCTACCTTGGTGATGCCGAATCATTACCTTACATGATTTTAAACTCTATTCGGAGAGTGTTCTTCGAATGGAGTTTTTTTATTTGCTTGTCAGAAAAGAATTACCGCATGGATTCTAACACAAGATAGCTCAAGTGGTTACAGCATGCGGAGTTGACAGCGTCCTAATCGCTGGTGGCGGTGCTTACCTAGAAGTATCGCCACATACAAGGTTATAAGCCGTAAGGCATAACATACATCCCAAGCCGACACAGTGAGCTGGGAGAAAAACTTTTAATGACAACACACCGTCACCGATACAAAGGAGAAGTTAGATGAGTTTAACACACAAGGCACTAAACGCAATGGGAATCGAACCCGAGAAAATCGAGCAGATACTTGAAATGCACAGAGAGACTTTGGATTCTATCAAGGCTGATAAAGATAAGGCTGTAGAGGAATCAAAGAAGTACAAAGCTGATGCAGACAGGCTTGCAGAGGTCGAAAAGGAGCTCAACGATTACAAAGCCAAAGAAAGCCAGCCGGATGCCTACAAGGAGAAATATGACAAGCTCAAGAAAGAGTTTGACACCTATAAGGGCGAGGTAACTGCAAAGGAAACCAAAGAGGCAAAGACAAAGGCTTACAGAGACCTGTTAAAGGAGATTGGTGTATCAGAAAAGAGGCTTGATGCAGTGCTGCGGATTGCAGACCTCGATTCGTTTGAATTAGAGGACGGCAAGATAAAAGACGTGGATGAACTCAAGACAAAAGCAAAAGAGGAGTGGTCTGATTACATCGTAAGCGAAAGCACAAAAGGTGCAAAGACCGTAACACCGCCGAAGAACACAGGCGGTACTACTTTAACAAAGCAGCAGATCATGGACATGAAGGACCCGGTGGCAAGGCAAAAAGCCATAGCTGAGAATCCTGAGATGTTCGGAATCTAGGAAGGAGAATAACCATGGCAGCAGAAACAAATCTTATCAAAGCGGCTCAGATGAAGAAAGTCAGAGAGGTTGATTTTGTTCAGCAGTTTACACATCAGAGCCTTAATAAGCTTCTTGAGGTTCTTGGTGTAACAAGGAAAATCCCCATGATGGAAGGTACAACAATGTACTACTACAACATCACCGGGACACCTCACACGGGCATAGTTGAGGAGGGCGACATCATCCCTCTGTCAAAGTACGAAGTTGAAAAAGTACCTGTAGGCGAGATCACTCTAAAAAAGTGGAGAAAGGCAGTATCAGCCGAGGCTATCAAGAAGTCAGGCTATGAGGCAGCAGTTGTTGAGACTGATGCAAAACTGCTTAAGGATGTGCAGGCTGGAGTAAGGACCGACTTTTTCTCACTGATCAACGGAACCATCACCGGCTCCACAGCAGTGACAGGTGTAGGCTTGCAAGCAGCTCTTGCAGCAGCATGGGGCCAGCTTCAGGTTAAGTTTGAGGATGACACCGCAGAGGCAGTTTACTTTGTAAATCCTCTTGATATCGCTGACTACCTTGCAAACGCAAACATTACTCTTCAGACTGCCTTTGGCATGAACTACATTGAGGACTTCCTTGGCCTTGGCACAGTAATCACAAGCTCAAGGATCACACAGGGAACATTCCTTGCAACTGCAAAGCAGAATCTGATTCTTTACTACCTCACAATGAACGGCGATATAGCAAACGCATTCCAGCTTACAGCAGATGAGCTTGGACTTATCGGTATCAAGTCCGGTTATCAGAACGAGGAAAGGGCACAGATCGAGTCACTTGTAATGAGCGGCATTCAGCTCTTTGTAGAGTATGCTGCTGGTGTTATCAAGGGCGAGATTGACGATTCTTTTTAACTGATCTCACTGTAGCGCCCGATGATGCAGCAGATTACTTTGGAAGTGGCAAGGGTGCGTCTGACATCCAGAGTGATATTGCCATCAACGACAGTGAGATTACTGGCGAATTAAAGTTTATTGAGAATGGTCTTTCACCAGCAGGCCCTCTTGCAGGAGATGGATATTTCCTTGGACTTAAATTCAGCAACTTTGCAAGCGGCCTGACCTATGAGAATGTCAAGGTTGGACTTGTGCCCAGCTCAACAGGCATGGTACCTGTAACACTTGATTCTGACAAGAACTGTGTATTTAAGATCACAGATCCTGCAAGTCAGAAGGTTAAGGTTGTACAGAGTGACAGTGCAGGCCATAAGAATGTTCAGCTGTTTGGCCTTTCAGGTCTTGAGCTTGAAGATCCTGCAGGAGCATAAAGCATGAAATACAGAGTATTAAAGTATTTTACAGATTTACAGGATAACAGACATGCCTATCACGTGGGTGAAACATTCCCACGTGAAGGGCTGGAAGTAAGTCCCGAGAGGCTTATAGAGCTTTCAAGTGATAAGAACAAGAGAGGCATTCCTCTTATTGAGCTGGTGGATTTTACTCCCGAGGAACCGCTGCCATTTACAGAACCCGAAGAGGACCCTGTGAAGGAAGAGGTAAAGCCCAAAAAGAGGACTTCCAGAAAGAAAGGATAAAAAGATGCTGACCGAACTGTGTGACTTTCTGAAAAATTGGTTTGTGGTTGAGCTGTGCGAAGGCGATTTTATAATTGCCGATGGCTCAATTACTTATGCTGACGGAAAGGGACTCCCACTGCAGGACGGTCAGTATTTTTATATATCCGGAGCAATATTTAATCATGGCGTCTATCAGTACGGAGCCGAGGAAACGACCCTTAGAGACGAGGAGTTCAATGGTACTGTACGAACCATGGCAATACCTCCCGAGTTGATAAAGCTGGCAGAGGATATTGAAGCATGGAGGGCTAAGAACGAAAGCCTTGATAGCGCCATGATGAGTCCGTTTAATTCAGAATCATTTGGAGGTTACTCCTATAGCAAGTCAGGTGGTAACACAGCTAACACTGCAAATGGTGGAAGCTGGCAGAGTGTATTCGGTAATAGGTTAGCAAGGTATAGAAAGGTTTGATATGTCACTGTTAAGCGAGGCAATGGAAAACTGCATCATGATGGATAAAACCACAAGGTCAGATGGCAGAAGTGGTTTTATAACAACCTGGGTTGACGGAGCGGAGTTTGATGCGGCCTGTGTGTTTGATTCATCCATGCAGGCAAGGGCAGCAGAGGCAGCAGGTGTAAAGGCTCTGTATACCATCACAACCGCTAAGAATGTCAATCTTCAGTATCATGATGTATTTCGGAGGTTGTCGGACGGAAAGATATTCCGTGTCACATCAGATGGTGATGACAAAAAGACTCCTGCAAGCGCAACGCTTAATATGAGACAGGTAACAGCAGAGGAGTTTGTACCAGCGGAGTATAACAATGGATAAATGGCAGGCACAACACGAATTTTGGAACTCATTTGGAGTCCCGGCATACGAGGAACACAGTGTCCCGGATAAAGCGCCATTCCCAAGGATCACATACGAAGCTGCGATGAGTACCTTTGAGAACCTTGTTGCTATAACCGCATCGATATGGACACGCTCAACCTCATGGGAAACGGCAGATACTTTGTCAAATACCATTGAGAGACGCATAAAGGAAATGGGATGTCCTGAGATAGATGGCGGAAGATACCGGGTGTTTATAGGTCAGACCACATTTGCACAAAAAATGGATGATCCGAATGATGACCAGATAAAGCGAATAGTTTTAAATGTAACGTTTGAATACATGACTAAGTAAAGGAGAAAAGATCATGGGAAGATTTACAGTAATCGCTAATGATGCCTTTGATGCATTACAGGTTGATGCTGGTGTTATTCTCACCACTTTCGATGTAACAAACCCTTATAGGGTGCCGACAAGTGATGAGATTCTCGCAACAACCACAGGTGGTGTGAATCCCACCTGCACACCTACATACTCAGACTATGGCGAGGATGTTGATAATGTGCCCAATAACATGATGGAGTTCAAGCATCTTGATGGCTGGGAAGCAGCAATGGCATTTTCATCAATTAAATTTAACGCTGCAAATACTAAGTGGGCACTTGGTGCTGCAGAGACACAGCTTCTTGCAAACGGAATCACAAAGGTTACACCAAGAAGAGATGTAAAGCAGACTGACTTTAAGGACCTGTGGTGGGTTGGTGATAAGGCCAATGGTGGAGCGTATGCAATCAAGCTTCTTAATGCTCTTTCAACAGGCGGTCTTAATATCCAGAGTACCAAGAACGGCAAGGGCACAAATTCCATCACAGTAACAGGCCATGTATCCATCAATCACCAGGATGTAATGCCCATGGAGATTTATGATATTCCGCCAAGTGAGGCAACATATTACACTGTGACATTTGATTCTGATGGCGGTTCTGAAGTTGCTTCTCAGAGCGTACTTAGTGGAACAACCGCAACAGAGCCTGTTGATCCTACAAAGACAGATTATGTGTTTGATGGCTGGTTCACAGATGCCGAGCTTACAACCGAGTATGATTTCAGCACACCTGTTACATCAGACATCATTCTCTATGCTAAGTGGACAGCAGAAGAGCCTTGATGAGAGAAAAGGAGATTATGAATGAGTGAATTAAAGACGCTTGCAAACTGCAAGCCCTCGGAGTTTCTGAGGCAGACAAACCGAATCAAGAAATCGGTTGAGAGATGGCTGACAGATACAGACATCATGAACATTAGAAAAAGACTTCCAGCACTTGAAGCAGTACCCATAGAGGCATCTGTGGAGGAAAGAGCGGAAATTGTAGGAAGAAACAAAAAGGCGAGAGAGGAACAGGCCAAGAGAAATGTATCTGCAATGCTTGATGCGATCTTGGAAGAACACCCGGATGAAACCCTTGAGGTTTTGGCTCTTTGCTGTTTTGTAGAGCCGGAGAATGTAGATGATCATCCAATGTCAGCTTACCTCGATGCATTTAATTCACTTATAAATGACAAAGCAGTGATCGGTTTTTTTACCTCATTAGTGTCATTGGTTCAGACAAATACTTTGTCTGCATCGAAAGCGTAAATCTTGAACTGTTAGAAATCTTTGGGCGTGAATATGTGATTGAGCATTGCATATCCACGCTCAAACTAAATAACGAGAAGTTATCATGGCAGATTTATGTAACCGATGCGCTAATGGCGATTGCTGAGAATACCACACATTTAGTTGGTAATGAGGGAGTGGTTGATTATGGACGTACTCTTAACACAAGATGGCATGACCTGATCAATTCTCCAAAAGAAAAAGAACCCGAAGATAACAGACCGAGTGAAGAGATTGCTGCGGATATCTGGGAAAGAATAAGAGGTCACTAAGATGGCATTTGGTCTTATGGATGTGTTTGTCAAAATTGGAGCAGATACATCAGATCTTGAAGATGGTGTAAGTAAATCAAAAGGACTTATCAGTGGATTTGGGGATGCTGTTTCCGGAGGCATGAAGGTTCTTGGTGGGGCAGTAACTGCCTTAGGTGCTGCTGTAGGCGGAGTGTCAACTGCTCTCGTTGGTAGTGCTGGAGATGTGGCAAGTTATGGTGATAACATCGATAAAATGTCGCAGAAGATGGGAATTTCCGCAGAGGCTTACCAAGAGTGGGATGCTATTATGCAGCATTCCGGCACAAGCATTGAAGCCTTAAAACCATCAATGAAGACACTTGCAAGTGCAGCAGAAAAAAATAGCGAAGCCTTCCAGCAGTTGGGAATATCAGAGCAAGAAGTTGCTAGTTTAAGCCAGGAAGATCTTTTTTCAAAGGTTATTTCGGGCTTACAAGGCATGGAAGAAGGTACAGAAAGAACTTATCTTACCAGCCAACTTTTAGGAAGAGGAGCTACAGAACTTGGAGCGCTTCTTAATACATCAGCAGAAGATACTGAGGCCATGAGACAGAGAGTTCA